CATCAATATAAAGGATAAACCTATTAGCTTGTTTTGGTTCAAACGCTGTAAAAAAATATTTCACCTGATGATAATATTGCCATTGTACTTTATTTTTATTTTATTTTATTATACATATTTAATTAAATAACCCTTATGCTGGGAATGTAGCTCCAGTTGGTGTAATGTTAAAGTCTAAGTAAATGAATTCAGCTGTCTTAGTTGGTTGTAAGTAAATCTGACCTACTAATTCATTTCTATCAATGACATCAGGGGTATTATTGGTTGAATCCATAATTACTCTAAAAGCATATAAACCTTGTCTTTGTTGAACATTTTCCAAATATGGGTTTACTTGAGCTAAGAATTGATTTCTTGTAGCTGCTGTATTTTGTTCAAATAACAATGTGTTAGCTACTTGAGAAATATATGACTTAAGAGCAATTAATAATCTTCTAACATTCACACGATCTAATGCTGATGGTTTAGTTTGTAATGTTTTCTGACCATATACTACTACACCTGCAACACCAGCTAATGTAGCTAATGGATTAACTTTACCTTTGTATAAAGTGTCACGATTGGCTTGAGTTAATGCTTGTTCAGCGCGTATAACATTACCAATGCTACCTCTATTTAAACCGGCTGGGGCAAACCATGGTTCTGAAACTGAGTCTGTGAATGCATATACTCCAGGAATCATTGTTGAAGCAGGAACATAAACATTTTTACCAGTTACATCTTGAATTTGTACCCAAGGCCAATATGTAGCAGCATATGAAGTGTTATAAGAAGCGGCTTGACCTACAGCTCCAGTTACAGTACCACCAAAAACTTGTGTATCAAAAACATAGATATTATCTCCTCTGTTTTGAGTATTTTGAATAATAGCGTTAATTTTACTAGTATGAAGATTACTAAATAAACCAGGTGTAAATAAAGCATTAAATCTATAATTATCTTGATTAGATAATAAATCAATCATATTATCATAATCATCACCACTTACACCTTGAGTATTAGATGCTTGTAATATATTACTATAAAAAGCAGCTCCTGGTTTTACATCTCCAGTAGCTCCAGTAAATGATCCACTAGCTACTACTGGTAAAGAAGAAGTATATTGAGGCTTAAAATATCCAGCGTTATCAAGATAATCAGGAGTTAAATAATTTACTTGTTTAACTCTAACATATTTTGAAGCATTTGGGTAATTACCTGTTACTTCAACTTGATTAGAAGATGGATTATAAGCGTAAACATAATCTCCAATTACTCTAGTTATAAAATTTGGACTTTTAGGATCTAATGATAGAATTGGATATGTTTCTAAAATTGTTTTTTCAGTTGTAGTGTCATTACCTTGTCTAACTAATAAACTAAATATACCTGAGCCTGTGTCAACAGAATTAATCTCCCATCTAATATTATCAGTAGTTCCATTAGTTAAAGCACCTTGTGAATCTTCTGAACCTGAGCTATTCATGATAACTCCTTCAGAAATTGTTTCTAACACAAATGCAGCTGAGGTTATACCATTGTTACCTCCACCCATAGTAAGACTAGCTGTGTATGATGATGAAGGAGAGAATAAAGTAATTGTTTCACTTCCTGAGTATCCAGCAAATATTTGAGTACCATTTAAAGCTGACCCAGATGTTCTACTAAATAAAGTTAATACATCTGAGCTAGTATTATATGAAGCTGAGATAGAATTATATAATGTATTGGTTGACCCACCCCATGAAGAACTATTAAAGAATGCTTGTAGTCTTAAACCAAATTCATCTACTGAAGCTGGAGGATTTGACATACTAACATATGCTATTCTACTATCAGCATCAAATATATCTGAGCTTTGTGCTCCAATATGCCAGTCAGTATAAGTAGCTGTAGAAGAATTGTAAAAGCTAACTAAAATATTGCCACCTCCTGCTACTGTTGGGCTTGAGGCTGTGTAACTACTTAATATAGTTAATGAAGCAGAAGCAAAATTTCCACCTGCTCCTATAACATTATTGTTTATAGTAGTACTTTGAGCAGGAGTATAAGATCCACTAACTACTCTAGCTACTAATAAACTTCCTCCTCCATTAGCGAAATAATTAGAAGCAGCTGTTGATGTAAAATAAGTATATTGTTCACTACCACTTAAAATTATATCACCAAAAATTTGTCTAAATTGATCATAACTAGTCACAATAGTTGGTAATTCAACTGGGCCTTTTACAGTTGGGCCTATAATAGCTGCCCCTACAGTTACTGGTCTTTGTGGGACAAAGGATGTATCATTTTCTCTAGCTAATACACCTGGGGATATCAAGATTTCTGCCATGTTGTTTTTTTAGTTTTGTTTGTTTATAAATATCTTAAAAGGGTTCAAACTAATCACCTATGAACTCTCCTTTTTCTAAGTTTATAGAACCTTCTCCATACTTTTGTTGTAGAGACTTAGCTAATGTTTCTTCAGTTTTTTTCAATTCTATAAAATTAGAATTTAATTGATGTCTAATTAACTCTAATTCTCTTATTTGAACTTCTAAAACACCAAATTTTTCAATAAATGAAATTTTGTCTTGTTGAATTTTCTTTAATTGTGTAATTTCTTCTTGGGTTAAAACTTTTGTTTCCATTTTTTATTTTTTATTATAAATATTATAATAAAGATGCAGATTTCCAACTTCCTCTAATATAAACATATAACCATGTTTTAACACCATCATCTACTGGAAT